AACATACGATAGGTTTTAAAGGATTGTGGCTCTGAGAAAAAGCAACCACAGGGTAAGTGTTTTCGCTTGTTAGGGAATAACTGCCTTCCGTTGATATGACGAAGCTAGAGTAGGAGGATACAGGTCAACCGCCTCCGACAATGCAAATTGAATCTCTTTTGACAAGATGGCTGAAGCGACTCGAATAATGCTCAAAAGCTACCTTCGCCCGGCAACGGGCGAATTATGACTTCACAATCTGAATAATACTAAAAGCATATGCATAGCATATGCCTTATTAATATTGTTATCAAGAACTAATGATTCGTGTTGAGTGATAACGAAAACACAGTTGAACGTAGTTCAACTTATATAAACTAAATACATTATACAGCTGGAACACGTATGAATGAAATTAGTTGAGTTAATATCTGAAGAAAAAATTATAATCAAGGAAGAAGCTATCAAGATTGAGCCATTGACAAGGTTGTCTGTTGGTGGTATAGATTATAAATGGAATGAAAAAACTAATCAATTTGTAGATGCAAAGACAAATAATCCTGCTAAAGCTAGTGTTGCTGCTAAATTAAAAAAAACATATAAAGATTTAAATGCAAAACCTAATTTTTCCGATCCAAGCAAAGCAAGAGCTGTGCCGGTTAACAATGGATTTTTGGTCAACTTAAAAGATCAAACTTTTAAATTTACTACAGAAAAAGATGCAAACAAGTTTATAACCAAGTTGAAAGCTGGTAAATCTATTCCTACTGCTATAAAGGAGTTTAAACCTGAGGCTGTGAAAGAATTAGGTAGAAACGCATTTAACAAGTTTAAAATTGGTGTTACAATGACTGCTGAACAAGCAGATGATTTAATTTCTAAAAGCAGTAGACTTACAAAAATAGCAGCTTCTCCATATTTTACTGGATTCTTCAAGTTGTTGGGTATACTTGGCATAAATGTTGCATTGTACAAAACATATATTATAAATTATGATCAAGTAGCATCTACTCCAGATTCTGAATTTGAAGGTGGCGCCGCAGAAAAAGAAGAGTTGTTAGATGTTATAACTGGTTTGTTTGTTTCACAAGTCATTCTAGTTACATCTATGGCATTTAGAGTTATAAGAGTTGTAACACTTGTAAACCTTATACGTACTCCTATTAGAGCAATGCAATTAGGCGCTGCTGCTTCTGGAGTTGGCACTGTGCCAAGTTTGATTACAATGATTGTGACTGAAGCAGCATTTTGGGGTGCAACATATTTGTTAACTAGACCAGGTGTGCAAATGAAATTAGCAGAATACATAGCAAGTGTTGGCGCTAGTGTGTTCTTTGGTGCAGTAGGAGCAGCAGCAGATACAATTGCAGTTTCACTTAATGCAGCTACAAATGGTGCTTTTGGTGGAGCGACTTTGAGAGATGCATTGACATTTAAAAAAGGCGTAAAGAAAATGCCAACTGGTACTGCATACGCATCAAGTGAATGGGCAAAATTAGCATTCCAAGATATGATTTTTCCTCCGGATATGGAAAAAGTAAAAGTTCCTTACCTATTGTTAGGTGACAGAACTGGTGCAATATACGATGCATTAGAAATTGATCCTAGCCAAAGACCATCTGCTGCATTGAAACCAAAACCGATGTCATCTCAACAACTTGGACAGCTAAGTGATTATGTATTTGCCTATACACCAGAAATGGCAGATCGTCTCAAAGACACACACGAACTTGTTGCTGTCAGTGATAGAATGGGAGCAAGACCAGGTGGTGAGAATCAAGAGCTGTATCTTGCTCCTACACCACAAGCATTGGCAAGTGCCGCAGGACCAGAAGGTGTTTCTATTCCAATGCCAGATAATCGTATATTAACTAGAACAGGTGCTAAAATTGAAAGAGATACAACACAGGATCCTACACAAGATCCAATTGTAAAAACTGCAACTGATGCCATTAATGCTGCTAATACTACTAATCAATCACAAGCTGATGCAGCAATGGGGCCTAGATAATTACAGCAATGGCATTTTAGCATTCTTGGTATTTTCAATATTGTCTTTTACAATTTTAGATATAATTTCTTGATCTTCCATATCGGTATCGTATAACAATGTTTCCACAGAGACACCGCCTCTCATATACCAACTGAGTCTATAGATAGTGTCTTTTATTCTTTTTATATCATTCTCAAATTCATTGGCTAATTCTTCTATAGCACTATCATCTAAATAGATTAGCCTTTTGCGAAAAAATCTGTTTGATCTATTGTGATACGTATTTTATTTTCAGCATCACAGGCAGTACATTTAACAGTTTCTTCTGGTAACAGCCACGCTTCGTATTGTTTGTCTATATGTGCTTTAATTGCTTTGAACATATCAACATCATAGCTTTCGATGAATTCATAAATTGCTTTTTTGTCCTTTTCAACTTCACCTTCAACTTCAATGCTGTTAATAGAAAGCAATATTGATTTCATATTCATTTTTGCAATTGATGATAAAATTTGATCAGTAGCCTTTGATTTTTCATCTTCGTCTACAATATTTGGTATCTGTATAGATAATGCTCGTTGATAACCAACTGACTCTTTTTGTAAGTCTGTATAATCGGTATATGTTAAAGGAACAAAAGTAATTTTGAAATCATTGTACATCATACTATCATCAAATTCTAATCTGTTCAAATATTCAATATACTTTGAAATATCAACTTCGTATTCATTTTCTTCGTTACATTTTCTGCAACGTTGACCAATTTGCATTTTTGGACCATAGGTTGCTAAACGTATTGACAACAATAAAGCATCTACATCTAAGGTTACCAAACTAAATGGTTTAAGTATAGAAGGGATACAACTTTGTATATTTTTTGCAGTTGCTTGCCCATTTATTAATGCATCAGGTGTCCTATAAAGTATTTCGTCATTAGCAGTCATACTAAAAACTGCTAAGTTTGAATACGAATCTTCATACAACACATTATTGCTATAATATTTGCCTTTACTAGGCAAATCTATATAGATTTTTGGCTGTCTTGTATATTTTTTGAGAGGGCTTTCGTTTTCCATAATAATTCCCTAGGTAAATACTAGTATAGAATATTTATAAACCAAAAATTGTAGGAGTATGTCTTTTGGCTACTAATTTAGAAGAATTAATGACTGGTAGCGGTAATGCCTTAGCTTTCTTAGGCAGAGAAGCAAAAAGTGCAGGAAATTCAGTAGTAGGACTTGCTGGTAACTTGTTATCAGGTAGTATGAAACTATCTGATTACAGTAAATCTTTAGAAACAAACACAAAAATATTAGGTAACCTTGGTAAAGTTGTAAATGCGTTAACAATGTTTGCTGAAAACAGTTTAGCAGAATATCAAAGTTTAACAGGCATAGGTGCAAGTTTTGGCAAGCAAATGACAGAAATAAAAATTGCTGCTGCTGAATTTGGTATGACTGTTGAAGATATGACCAAACTGTTAAAAGACAACACAGAAGGGTTAAGCGCATTTGGTGGTACAACTGACCAAGCAATCAGTAGATTTAGACAATTTAGCAGTAGTGTTTTAGCCAGCGATGTTGGCACTAATTTACGTAGATTAGGTTTTACTGTTGAAGATATAAATGAAAACTTGTTGACTTATGCAGAAATTGCTGAACAAGATAATCAATTAGAACGCAGTGTAGGTAGAGATAGAAATGCTAGTGCATTAGAGTTTGCAAAAGAGTTAGATGCGCTGAGTAAACTAACAGGCAAGCAACGTGAAGATCTTGCAGATCAAATGAAAGAAGCAAGACGTCAAGGCGATGTGCAAGCATTCCTAACAGGACAAAGTGCTGATGCAAGTGAAGCACTTACTACAGGACTAACAAAAATTAGTTCGACTATGGGACCACAATTTTCTGAATTGTTCAAAGACTTGTTGATACGTGGTGCTCCTACTACAGACGACACTAGACAAGCATTTGTTGCATTAGGTGATAGTGCTGATGAATTTCAAGCACAAGTAGATGCATTTAGACAGGGTATGAATACAAATGACTTTAGTGCATTTGATCAGAGTATATCAAATACACAAGCTGCCTTTACAGATTATTTGAACACAGAAGAAGCTAGACAAATTGGTATGTTGGGCAACTTAACAGGCATAAGCCAAGCACAAAATCAATTGAGAGAAGATTCATATGTGTTTGCAAATAGACTGAACGCAGCAGGCGCTGCTGCTGAAGATACACTTGTTAAACTACAAAGAATTACTGCTGAAATAGAAAAACAACAAGAAATACAAATGAGTGCAGCAGATACAAAAAATCTTATAGATGAAACTATTAGGTTAAACGAAGCCACACAAAAAATGGTACTTGCAACACAACAAACAGCACTTAAAAACTTAGAAGAAATGGGCGTAAGTGCATTACAAAAAGTACAAGCCGCAATGCCTAGTGTAGGCGAAATTACAAACAATCTTGGCGGTGTAGTTGATAATTTATTTAGAGCATCTGAGAACGTATCAAAAGTCTACGAAGAAGGTACGATGGCATTGGAAAATATGACAAATCAGAACATAGGTAACGTTGAAAATATGACAGTGGGTGATACAGGTGTAGCAACGGGTGATGATGTCAAAGAAACTGCTGAAACATTATCTACAGAACTTACTGCTGCAAGAAAAGAAGTAATGGATACCGAACAAAAAATTGCACAGTTACAGTTTAGACAAACAGAAGCTACCCTTGCAGGACAATCACAACAAGCTCAAGCTATAGCAGCAGAAATAGATCAAATGCAAGCAGAACTTTCACAAGCAATTATAAAGACAGGACAAGCATTTACAAAGGCTAGAATAAACGATTATAAAACTAGAGGGTTCACAGGTAGAGGATTTGCTGACGGTGGGTATATTAGATCAGGCGAAATTGGAGTAACAGGTGAAATGGGTCCAGAACTTATTTCTGGTCCTGGTAATGTGTTAAGCACAGAAAATACACGCAATTTAGTTACAGCAATGCGCGGATTACGTTCACAGATTGACAATAATGCCACTTCGTCGTATAATAGTGACACTAATGCGATAAGTAATAGTATCACAGATACAATGGTTTCTATGCTCGAAGGAAAATTAAACACACAAAATTCATTATTAGAAAGTTTATTAAGAGTTGAAAGTGGCGCCGCTGACACTAGTAAGAGACAGTATAGAGCTACAAAAGGATTGAGCGGAAATATGTTAAAAGGAATAGGCACGTGAGTTGGAAGAAATTTTTTACACCAGTACCAACACAAAGTAATGCAAATGGCAGTTATAGTCCATTTAGTATGAAAGGACAAGCTGGTCCAGGTCCAGCCGCTGCAAATTATAGTTCACATTTGCCAGATGTGTATGTTGGTTCGCCTAATCGTATCGAACGCTACAATCAATACAATACAATGGATAGCGACAGTGAAGTAAATGCTGCACTTGATATCCTTGCAGAGTTTTGTTCGCAAAAAGCCAAGGATAATGACACACATTTTAACATCAATTTTAAGAAACAAGCAAATAATTCTGAAGTAAAGATTTTAGGAGAGTACCTCAAGCAATGGTGTAAGATACAACAGTTTGATACACGTATGTTTCGTATTATCCGTAATTCTTTCAAGTACGGTGATCAATTTTTTATTAGAGATCCAGAAACACAAAAATGGTTTCATTTAGATCCAAGTCAAGTAACAAAGATAATTGTTAACGAAAGTGAAGGCAAAAAGCCTGAACAGTATGTTGTGAAAAATTTAAACTTTGCATTTGGTCCTTTAGAAGCAACACCGTTGAACACACAAAACAGTTATGGTCCAGGCGGAACAGCTGGTTATCAAACAATTAGCCAAAAAGCAGCCACTGGTTCAGCAACACCACCATCTGGATCAAGTAGATGGCAAAGCGACCAAAGTGAAACGTTTGTTGATGCTAATCACGTAATACATTTGAGTATGAGCGAAGGATTAGATCAAAACTTTCCTTTTGGCAATAGTTTACTAGAAAGTATTTTTAAAGTATACAAGCAAAAAGAATTGCTTGAAGATGCGATTATTATCTATCGTGTACAACGTGCGCCTGAGCGCAGAGTATTCTACGTTGATGTGGGTAATATGCCTTCACACCTTGCTATGCAGTTTGTGGAGCGTGTTAAAACGGAAATACATCAAAGACGAATCCCATCCAAGACAGGTGGCGGAACGAATGTCATAGACTCGTCATACAACCCACTGTCAATCAATGAAGACTACTTTTTTCCACAGACTGCTGAAGGACGTGGCTCTAAGGTTGAAACACTGCCTGGTGGTACTAATTTAGGAGAGATTGATGATCTCAGATATTTTACCAACAAATTGGTTCGCGGCTTGCGTATACCTAGTTCCTACTTGCCTACTGGTGCCGACGACGGTGCATCACAGTACAATGATGGACGAGTTGGTACAGCATACATTCAAGAGCTAAGATTTAACAAGTATTGTGAAAGACTTCAAGGAATGCTTGAAGAAGTATTCAATACAGAATTCAAATTATATCTAAAAAACAAAGGTGTAAACGTTGATTATTCAATGTTTGACTTAGATCTTACACCGCCACAAAACTTTGCTGCATATAGACAAGCAGAACTTGATAACAACAGAATTAGTACATTTAGTACAATTCAAGCAGTTCCATTTATGTCAAACAGATTTGCATTAAAACGTTTCTTAGGACTCAGTGATGAAGAGATTGCCGAGAATGAACGCTTGTGGATGGAAGAAAATCAAGATAACTTAGATGCGGCAGCACAGCAACCTGAAATGGGTGCAGCTGGATTGTCTGGAGCAGGGTTAGCAGATGACTTTGGTGGACTTGAAACCGAACTTGGTGACGCAGGAGATGCAGTAGATGCAGGTGATGGCGAAGCACCAGAGACTGCAACAGGCGATGATATTGGAGGAGCAGCAGAGGCAGAACCAACTGACCAAACTGTATAAATAATACTATGATACTTAGAGAACTTTTTTACTTTGACAAAGACAACCTAGAACCAATTGAAGATTTAACCTATAGTCCTTCTGACGATACAAGTGTGTTAAAGATTGACGATTCAAGGAAAACTAGGCTTTCTCTAAGAGATATTAATAAAGCTCGTAAAGCTGCTGAAAGTCACCAAAAAGATACAGTACAAGAGCTTGAAAAGGTTAAACAAATGTACGGATTGGCTGCACAAGCAGCAGCGGCAGTTTAACAAAAGGTGACTAGTGTCAAACAAAAAAGTAGCATTTGTGCTTGGAAATGGTACAAGTCGTAAAATTATCAACCCGTTTGATTTAAAACAGCACGGAAAAATATATGGATGTAATGCAATATTTAGAACATTTGCACCTGACTATTTGGTTGCTGTTGATACTAAAATGATAATTGAAATACAAAAAAGCAATTATCATCACAAACACGAAGTATGGAGCAATCCAAACAAATTAACCAAGCAAGATCCTAACATAAACAAATTCAACCCAAATAAAGGTTGGAGTAGTGGACCTACTGCTTTACATATGGCAAGTATGCACGATAATGCCGAAATTTATATTTTAGGCTTCGATTATGTTGGATTAGGCAAAGACAATGAACTTGTAAACAATATATATTCAGGCACAAAAAACTATAAAAATATTAATGATAGAGCCACTTATTACGGAAATTGGCAGCGTCAAACTATGGCCTGTATAAATCAATTTGTAAGGACTAAATACATTCGAGTAACGGAAAATGAGGAAAGCTATATACCGGATACGTTAAAAGATTGTAAAAATTTAAAACATATTACAATTGATAATTTTATGGATTTTTTTGGGATCACACCATTAAAATCTTAAAATACGCTGTTTTGACCCCATTTTAAGCGTATATTTTCGAAAAAGTGTAAATATAATAGACAGCCTTGTAAAGATAACTAAAGGAGATAACAATGACTGAGCACAATAAGTTTGAAGAAATGCTTGAGCATCTTGTTAACGAAGATCGCGAAAAAGCAGCAGAACTTTTCCACGAAATCGTGGTTGAAAAATCAAGAGATATTTACGAATCACTATTAGAAGACGAAGACGAAGCAGTTGAAGAAGCTACTGACGAAGAAGTAGATGAAGCAACAGACGAAGAAGTTGATGAGTCATCTGAAGATGATTTAGACGAAGCTACTGACGAAGAAGTAGAAGAGTCAGAAGAAGCAGTAGAAGAAGAAGCCACAACTGAAGACGAAGTTGAAGAAGGCATCTTTGACGAGCCAGCAGTAGAAGCTGACCCAGCAGACGATATGATGGGCGACATTGAAATGCCAGGAATGGATGATGAAGCACCAGCAGACGATATGGGAATGGGCGACGACGAAGGCGACGAAGAGCTTGAAGATCGTGTAATGGATCTAGAAGACGAACTAGAAGCATTAAAAGCAGAATTTGAAGCAATGATGGACGATGAAGCACCAGGAGATGACGACGGTGACGAAATGCCTATGGATATGGATTCAGAAGAAGGCGACGATGAAGAAAAAGAAGAAGAAGCAATCGCTTTTGAAGAAACTGACGAAGAAGTAGAAGAAGCTACTGATGAAGAAGTAGAAGAATCAACTGTTGCTAAGTCAGAAACAGAAATTATGCGTGAATACACTGACAAAGTGTCAATGACCGCAGGCGACAATGGCGCAAATGCAAAATCACCAGTAGCTGGTGCAAATGATATGGGCGGAGACGCATCAAACATTGCAGCAGGCGGTGAAGAGTCAGGAATGACACCTGCAAAGCCAAAAGAAGATGCCGCTGGTAACGTAAACGTTCCTGGTGGAAAAGCTGGCAAACCAATGGCAGCAAAAGCCCCTGCAAAGGGAGACGATGGCGCAAATAAGAAATCACCTATTGGCGCATAAGGACTAAAGAATGAGACACTTAAACGAACATCTGAGTTTTGACCAGGCTAAGATTGTAGTTGAGTCTGCTAATGATGGCAAAGACCTTTATATGAAAGGAATTTGTATTCAAGGCGGAGTCAAAAACGCCAATCAGCGTGTTTATCCCGTGAATGAGATTAGCAGGGCTGTCACCACACTCAACGAACAAATTAGTGGCGGCTACTCAGTGTTAGGCGAAGTCGATCATCCTGAAGGACTTAACATTAACTTAGATCGTGTATCACATATGATAAATGAAATGTGGATGGACGGTCCAAATGGTTATGGAAAATTAAAAGTACTACCAACTCCGATGGGACAATTAGTAAAAACAATGCTTGAAAGCGGAGTTAAACTAGGCGTTTCATCGAGAGGTAGTGGTGAAGTCGACGGCGGCGGACAAGTTGCCGGATTCGAGATTATTACTGTGGACGTTGTGGCACAGCCCAGCGCCCCCGGTGCGTATCCAACACCAATTTACGAACATTTAATGAACGAAAGAGGTGGATACAAGGCATTTTTAACTTCAAGAGAAGTCCAAGGCGACAAAAAGGCACAAAAGTATTTAAAAGAGAGCTTATTGAATATAATAAGCAGGCTCCAATAACGAGGAGAAATTAATGTTAGATGCACTCAAAAATCTCTTCGAAAATGACGCACTATCAGAAGAAGTACGTTCTGAGTTAGAGGAAGCGTGGAACGCAAAGGTTAAAGAAAATCGCCTTGAAGTTACTAGTGAACTACGTGAAGAATTTGCTAAAAAATATGAGCACGACAAAGCAACAATGGTGGAAGCCATTGACAGTCTTGTTACAGAAAAATTAGCAGAAGAAATTGCGGAATTCCAAGACGATCGTAAACAACTAGCAGAAGCAAAAGCAAAATTTGCTGTTGCTCAGCGTAAAAATGCAGACCTAATGAAAACTTTTGTTTCTGAGCAACTAGCTTCAGAAATAAAAGAACTACACGCCGATCAAAAAGCAACAGCTGACAAGTTTGTTGCTCTAGAAGAGTTTGTAGTAGAATCACTTGCTAAAGAACTTGCAGAATTTTACGAAGATAAAAAAGACTTGGCTGAAACTAAAGTACGTCTAGTACGCGAAGCCAAAGAACATCTTAATAGCGTTAAGTCAACGTTTATTAAGAAAAGTGCAGCGTTGGTATCAGAAACAGTGTCAAAAGGTCTCACAAAAGAGATTTCAGCACTGAAAGAAGATATTGAAGCAGCACGCCAGAATGATTTTGGACGTAAGCTATTCGAAGCATTTGCTAATGAATATCAACACTCATATCTAAACGAGAAGAGTGAAACTTCTAAACTACTAAAAGTTGTAGATACTAAAGATCAACAACTTGCAGAAGCAAAAGAAGCAGCGTCTAAAGCAATCAAACTTGCAGAAGCACAGGCAGCAGAGAACAAAAAGATCACTGAATCTGTGTCACGCAAAGAAAAAATTGATGGTTTAGTTGCTCCATTGAGCATTGACCAGAAAGAAATAATGATGGACTTGTTAGAATCAGTTCAAACAGGAAAATTACAATCACAGTTTGAGAAATACTTACCGGCAGTTATCGACGGCAAGAGTCCAACGAAGAAGGCAGTTTTAGCAGAGGCAAAAGAAGTAACAGGCAACAGGGAAACCGAAACAACTGATATGGCAGCAAAGGCTGATAACAACGTAGTTGATATCAAGCGTTTAGCTGGTTTGAATTAAGGAGATAACAATGTCAGAACTATTAGAAAGTCGCTGGCAAGAGACTAAAACAGCACTTCTTGAAGGCCTAGGCGGCAACAAGAAAGCAGTTATGGCGTCAACACTTGAGAATACACGCAAGTATTTGGCTGAGACTGCAGGTGCTGGAGCTACCTCTGCCGGCAATATCGCAACACTTAATCGTGTGATCCTACCAGTGATCAGACGTGTTATGCCAACAGTGATTGCAAACGAAATCGTTGGTGTTCAGCCAATGACAGGTCCAGTGGGTCAAATCCACACATTGAGAGTACGTTACTCAGACACAGCAGGTACAGGCGCAGCCGGTGCAGTAGCTGGAGAAGAAGCACTTTCACCATTCAAAATTGCTGAAGCATATTCAGGTGACGCAACAACTGCAAAAGGTGCAGCTACAGCGGCATTAGAAGGTGCAGCTGGTAACAAACTTAGCATTCAGATCTTAAAGCAGACTGTTGAAGCTAAGTCACGTAAGTTGTCAGCACGTTGGACATTTGAAGCGGCTCAAGACGCTCAAAGCCAGCACGGTA